AACATTTTTTAATTTGAATTCTGCAACACCCTGATACCAGTTCCCAAGGAGAACGCATGACCCCAGAGGCTAAAGTTAAACGTGTTATCACTAATCAGCTTAAAGAGCTTGGTGCCTACTACTTCTACCCAGCAACGGGTGGGTATGGTCGAAGCGGTGTCCCTGACATCGTAGGTTGTTACAGGGGAAGGTTCTTCGGCATTGAATGCAAGGCGGGTAAGAACAAACCGACAGCATTGCAGCAGAAGAACCTAGATGATATTGCCTCGACAGAGGGAATCGCGCTTCTAATAAACGAAGCCAACATGAAAGATGTCGCCTACTTGTTGGGCGCTAGAGCTAATAATCCAGATCAGTTAGAGATGGAATTTTAAGGAGAAGGACGTGAATAAGCGAGAGAAAGTAGTTGCAGTAATGCAGAAGAACCCAGATTGGCATCTGCCTCGGGTAGCATCACAGGTTGGGTGCAGTGAAAGTTACGTGCATCTGGTGCGTAAAGAAGTTAAAGAAGCAGAATACAACGCTGCCAAAGCAGAACTTGAAGCGGAATCGGCAGCACAGGAACACAAAACACCCGTGTTGGGTATGAAGCTGGAAAAAGATGCACCACAGGAACACAAAACGTCGGTGTTGGTGGCGGCAACTGGATTGAGTGCAGAGGTAGAAACAAGTTATCTAGAAACTAACGACCTACCTCCGGCCCCGGTAGAGGTAGTGACCCGAAGCAGCATTCTTAGTACCGCCAGATCGTACATCACGAGGGATAGACAAGCAGACCACGGCGATGCAGAGGATAACTTCTCGCGGATCGCAGGGTACTGGTCATTGCATACCGGTGTCACGTTAACTGCTACTGATGTTGCAGTAATGATGGCGTTATTAAAGGTAGCTAGGATCAAGCAGAACCCCCAGCATGTTGATAATTGGGTGGATGGTGCAGGGTATTTCGCCTGTGGTGGTGAGATAGCGAACCAATAAAAATAGTCCGACCTTTCCAGTGTGTTAAAGCAGACTCAAAATGCAAGTATAACTGACACCGAAGGGGTGCGAAGCCCCTACTTATTAACTTGTTACCGGATATGCTATGGACCTTATTACAATAGATTTTGAGACGTTCTACTCTCAGGACTTCTCGTTAAGCAAAATGACTACCGAAGCGTACGTTCGTGACCCTCGTTTTGAGGTGATCGGTGTGTCCGTTAAGGTGAACAATGGGCGTACTGAATGGGCGAGTGGAACACATGAGCAGCTTAAAAATTACTTCAGTGGTTTCGCGTGGGAAGACTCTATGGTCTTGGCTCACAACACAATGTTTGACGGCGCTATACTTTCTTGGTTATTCGATATTCATCCTAGGGTGTGGGCTGACACTCTGTGCATTGGCCGTGCTGTACACGGGGTGGAAGTTGGGGGCAGCCTCAAGGCGTTGGCCGAACGATATCAGATCGGGGCTAAAGGTACCGAAGTTTTAGATGCCAAAGGTAAGCGGCGGGTAGACTTTACCGACGAAGAGCTGGATAAGTACGGCGACTACTGCATCAACGATGTCGAGTTAACATATAAACTCTTCGGGATTATGGGTAAGAAGTTTCCTAGACAAGAATTACGTGTCATAGATTTGACACTACGTATGTTCATTGAGCCTATGTTAGATCTTGACCTTGGCTTACTAGAGCAGCACCTAGAAGACACTAAAGACATTAAAGATAAGTTGTTATTAGATGCCGGTGTAGACAAAAAAGACCTGATGAGCAACTCCAAGTTTGCCGAATTGCTTAAGGGGGTAGGGGTCATACCACCCATGAAGACCAGCCCGACCACTGGCAAAGAAACGTACGCTTTCGCCAAGTCTGATGAAGCGTTCAAAGCCTTGTTGGAGCACGAAGACGTACGGGTGCAAGCCTTGGTCAACGCTCGGCTCGGCAACAAAAGCACCCTTGAAGAGACACGGACGCAACGGTTCATCGACATATCGAAGCGTGGGTTGTTACCTGTACCGGTAAGGTATTATGCAGCACACACTGGGCGTTGGGGCGGAGCCGACAAGATTAACTTGCAGAACTTACCCAGCCGTGGGCCGAACGGTAAGAAACTCAAGAAGAGTATGATTGCCCCTGATGGCTACGTGCTGATTGACTGTGATTCAAGTCAGATCGAGGCCCGAGTGTTGGCATGGTTGGCAGGGCAGGGCGACTTAACAGAAGCGTTCCGTGTTGGTGACGATGTTTATAAGAAGATGGCGATGTCAATATATGGCGTCAACAGAGAAGAAGATGTTACTAAAGACCAGCGGTTCGTAGGTAAGACCACTATCCTTGGTGCCGGTTACGGTATGGGAGCGGTTCGGTTTAAAGAACAGTTGCAGTCTTTCGGGTTCGATATGGAGCTGGATGAAGCTCGCAGGGTCATCGATGTATACCGTGAAGCAAACTTCAGGATAACGACTTTATGGCGTGACGCTGGTTACATGCTAGAGAATATGGCGCGAGGTGACAGCGTTCAGTTTGGGCTTGACGGGGTTGTTGCAGTTGACGCAACCAAGAAAGCCATCATGCTACCGTCTGGGTTACTCATGCGGTACGACGAGTTGGCCGGTGAGCAAGGTGAAAGGGGTGTGGAGTACACCTACAAAGTTAGACGAGGCCGAAACCGGATCTATGGTGGCAAGGTGATAGAGAACGTCTGCCAAGCAGTTGCGCGTTGCATAATCGGAGAGCAGATGCTAAAAATTGCTAAACGATATCGGGTTGTCCTTACGGTTCACGACTCCGTTGTTTGCTGCGTTCCCGAAGAAGAAGTAGCAGAAGCGCAAGAGTATATCGAGAGTTGTATGCGCTGGACACCTCATTGGGCAGCAGGGATGCCCGTTAACTGTGAGTCCGGTATAGGTAAGTCTTATGGAGATTGCGAGTGACTGAGATACTAGACTTTGAAGAACATAAAATTAAGCACGCTAACAGGAACAAGTTACACATACACTACAAATCTAAGCCAGCGGTACGGGAAGATGACCGCGAAATGGTCCTCAGTTCCGTTGGGGTTGCCTCGTTAGGGGATGATCCTGAGTTGGTTGTTATGATTAACCAAATGGAAGGCGGTCGGTTGGATACGGTGACGTTCAGCATTGAAGAGATACCGTACCTTATGGATGCACTACAAGAAGCGTACGATTACGTTGCCGAGGGGGGCGAATGAGTATTGCACCTTGGTCGTTCAGTAAGATAAAAGCATTCGAGCAATGCCCTAAGAAGTTTTACCACTTAAAGATTGCTAGGGATTATTCGGAGCCTGAGACCGAAGCGATGTACTACGGCACTGCGTTCCATGAAGCAGCCGAAGAATACGTACGGGATAACGTACCACTACCACCACAGTTTGATTACGCCAAGGCCGCGCTAGATGCTTTAAACGCTAAACGCGGTAAGAAGTTATGTGAATACAAGATGGGGTTGACTGAGAACCTAGAACCCTGCGACTTCTCTGCTGAAGATGTATGGTTTCGTGGGGTAGCTGACTTGATTATCCTAGATGAAGAAGACAAAAGCGCGTGGGTAATAGACTACAAGACGGGCCGAAACGCACGCTATGCTGACAAGGGGCAGCTTGAACTAATGGCGATGGCTATGTTCAAGCACTTCCCAGACATAAAGAAGGTACGAGGAGGGCTACTGTTTGTAGTCTCTAATGACCTAATAAAAGATACCTACGAGGCGCGTGACCAAGGGCCGTTGTGGGAGAAATGGTTGCGGGACTACATGAGTATGGAGACCGCGTTCGATAAGGATATTTGGAACACTAGCCCTAGCGGGTTATGCAGAGCACACTGCGTGGTGCTGGAATGTCCACACAACGGGAGAAGTTAAATGCCTTACAAAAATAAAACAGACCGAAAGAAGCAAGTAAACAAAGCACCGGATAGTCCAGAGTTTAAGGCACGTATGGAGCGGCAGAAAGCTCGGCGTGAAATGGATAAGAAGGGTAAAGACGCGAACAAGAATGGTAAAGCAGACAAGCGAGAAGGTAAGGATGTTAGCCATAACAAACCACTGGCGCGGGGTGGTAGCAACAAAGACGGCGTGAAGGTGGAGAGTGCTAGTGCTAACCGTAGCCGTAACTTAAAGAAGAAAAAGAAATCTCCCAGACGTTTAGCCTGATGCGTCTTTAAAGAACGTACCCTGTATCCTCCAGTTATAGGGTGCAAAAATCAGGTTAGTCCAGAGGTAGTTCATACCGATATCGCAGACCTAGCCCTATCTGTGGACTAAGCAGGGCTTTTCTAGCAGGAAAATATATGAAAATTTTAGATAACAAGGCGCTGCTCTTGCGGCTTCGCAACCCTAAAAAAGTAACGACGGTCATACCCAAGAGCCAAGAACTACCTGATAACAAAGTAGTGGTTAAGTGGGGTATCGACGAGGCGCATGTACTGAAGAACTTAAACATCAAGGTGCCATCCCCTATCGAAGGGAAGTACAAGTGGACGGGTAAGTATTCCCCGTTTGAGCACCAGAAAACCACGTCATCGTTTCTTACCATGAACAAGCGAGCGTTCTGCTTCAACGAGCAGGGTACGGGTAAGACAGCCAGTGCGATCTGGGCTTCAGATTACCTTATGAATGTGGGTCGTGTTCAACGGGTGTTGATTATATGCCCCTTGTCTATCATGGATTCCGCGTGGCGTAATGATCTGTTCACGTTTGCAATGCACCGAACGGTTGATGTGGCCTATGGATCAGCGAAGAAACGCAGGGAGATCATTGAGGGTAACGCTGACTACGTGATAATAAATTACGACGGTGTTGAGATTGTGTCGGACGCCGTAGCAAATGGTGGTTTTGACCTAATCATTGTGGACGAGGCGACCCACTACAAGAACCCTCAGACCAAACGATGGAAGACGCTCAACGCGTTGATGACCCCTGAAAAATGGTTATGGAT